ATTAGACTCTTCCTTAGACCAATGGGTCTCCGGAGATTATAAATCCGCAACTGATCTGCTATCAATCAACCTAACTAAGTCCTTGTTTGAGGGTTTCCTCAAAAAGGCGGGACTGGTAAGTCCGGGCTTTGAAGACCCTATGGTTAAATATTATAGATCTGTTCTTTACGAACAGAAGATCAACGGTGTCTCTTTTTGGGATGATCACAATCAGAAGATGACTTTCCCTCCACTTCCCGAGGTTGTCCAGAAGAACGGACAACTAATGGGAAGTATTCTGTCTTTTCCAATTCTTTGTCTCGCTAACCTAGTATGTTACTGGGCTGCACTCGAAGAATACCTTGGATTCAGAGTTAAACTTAACGAACTACCAGTATTAATTAATGGTGATGATATTCTTTTTAAATCAAATGAGAAATTATATAAAATTTGGCAGCGTATTATTACGTCTGTCGGTTTTAAATTGTCTATAGGTAAAAACTATATCCATAAATCCATTCTAACCGTTAATAGTCAATGTTATTACTACCGTCTTGGTACTTTTACATTACTTCCTTACCTTAATACTGGGATGCTACTTGGCATCGCAAAAACTGGCCCACGCGGGGAAAAATTATGTATCTCTGACCTCTTTAATAAGGTCATTATATCTAATAATCCAGAACGCACCAGAAATCGTTTCATACATTATAACCTTAAAGCTATTAATTTTGAGAGTAAAGATGGTCTTTTGAACATGTTTATTCCCAAGATATTTGGTGGATTAGGTTGTAATGGGAAACCTCTTAACATAACCAGATTGCAGCAGCAACTTGCTGAGTATCGCCACAGTATCATTCGTGATCTGGGGGTTCAAAAATGGTATGGTAACCAGTTTCATCAAGAAGAACTTTCGAGTTTCTCCTATATGGACAAGGCAATGCCACAACCCTATGAATTGGGAATCTTTCCTCGATGCTGGATCCAAGACAGAGATGTCTATGGTCCTTCTAAATCTGATTTTACAGAAGTCGACACAAAAACCCTTCGAATTATGTCTCATACGACTGAGAATTTCTTGCCGGTTCAGATACCGCAATTCCCTTGTTTAAGGAATTTTTTCTTGACCTTGCGTCAACGTAAGATCCCTTACTACAAGCCCACTGTATATCCGAACTACCGGTTGTGTTCCACAGCCGTACTACTTTTCAAGTAGTTGTTCCGTTCTTACAGGGACCACCATATCGGTTGGTATGTTGGGCCTTATGGTCCAACGTAATACTCTCCCTTTAGTGGTTTCTAAAAGAAACGCACAACTCATGTTAGGTGGTAACCCGCAAGTTACTAAATCATCCTCTAAACAAGGAAAAAA